GGAATTTTGACATGATACGTCTTTCTGTTACAGTTATACGGACATGCTGCTAAGTTATAGCAACACATATATTTTACCGCGTAACGTGGATCCTTAGTTGGTCAGACAGGTATCTATTTGGGTTAGTCCCAGGATGGCGGACTAAAGTGGCCCTGATCACCCTAGAGCCTCTAGAAAATACGAGCGTACCGCCTGGCTCTTTAGGCGTAATTATGTGAGGTCTGGTGCCTTCGTGATGCATGTACGCATACGGCTTATTTGAGCCAATCCACAGATACTGACCGTAAGCATTACCTAGATGTCTTTTATGAATAGACTTGCGAAGCGCACCTGTCTTAACGCCAACTTGACGCTTTGCCCCTCGGACAATCCTGTCTCCAAGCTTCTCCATGTGACGCCATACGATACCACCTTGCAGGTGCAACTCTACATTTAATACTGGCTTATATAGGATTAAATCCTTAAACACCAAGTTCATTACAACTGGTGCCTTATTCATAGTGCCAGAGTTACGCACCGCTTTGCTCAGGCTGTGAGCATATTTGCTACCGTAATAGATTAGCGGGCTGTCTGGTATAAAACCGTAGCCTGGCATTTTATGGCACCGCTAGGGTTACTACCATATTGGTCATCTGGAATCCACCTTCTGGAGGAGTCACCTCTAGGGTGGCAATCACACCGACACCATACCCAGTGGGGTCCCACTGGTCTAGCTGGTTTATGGACTCCATAAGAACCCAGGCGTCTATGGCCATAACTTCGCCAGCAGCTTCTATTTTGTCGGGAGCTGGTGGCCTACCGTTTTGGCTAACAATAGGTGTAGCTCTGGCGATGGATATTGTTATAGTGGCACTCCTAGGAACGTGGCAACGCTGCGGTTCGCCGACCTGCGCGCCTGGAGGGCCTAAGTATAGCTGCTGGAAATAGACAACTAGCTGCTCACAATCAACGGCTGGCAACCCCATCGTCCAGTACTGACGAGTAGGAAGTTCTACGTTGTATGACTGAAACACGGACTGTACTCGAGTGAGTACGCCCTGCATCATGTCCCTGAGGTTTACCGCATCCTCGGAGACACCAGATAGGTCTAGTTCTTGGCTTACCATTATTACTCCTGTACTGGAGCCTCTACTGCAGCATCAGCTACAACTACGGTCTCTTCTACGACTGCTACTGGCTCTACTACCACTGGTGCTGCCTTAGGGGCAGGTGCAGCAGCTTTAGGGGCAACAGCCTTCTTGGCTGGCTTCGCAATACCCAACATGTCCTGGGCACGGAAGTTAGTCTGAATTGACATATTTCCTTCTTTCTTAGTACATCTTGATCTGGAGGTTTCCAGATGCAAGTTCGACCAGGCTCTCTACACCATCTTCAGTTTGAGATGCATAAAGTGTCCAGGTTCCTGGGTCCACCATGCCTAGCGCAGCTTTCGCCTTTGCATAGGAAATAGTGAAATCTAGTGTCTCGCCCTCATAGTCGAGCTCTACAACCGAGGGCTCTAGTGTTACTGACGTGGATTCCCCGTAGTTCCTTAGGATTACTTTTGGGATCCAATCAGAATTCTGCGGGAAGAAGTTACTTAAGTCTGTTCCGCTGTCAGTGGACGTCCAACTGATTGAGCCGTCAATAGCAGACATAGACAAATCAAAGTCAGCATCAACTGTAAGCTTCAGTGGTTTAGGTACGTACTTGCGAGCACGAGGGGTATCTACCGAAAAGACCTTAGACTTGCGACGAGCATTGTCTGGATTTACGACCTTTAGGAACAGATCGATCTCGTAGAGACCAGTTCGAAGTTCATCGATAAATTCTTGGTTGTCAAGAATGGTGTAAGAGACGCCTTGACGTGAAACAGAGGTTACACGCTGAGGGAGTTCACACATTTCATCGCCCGCCCAAAGACGAGCGAACTCGATAGCTAACTTACGAGCAGCCATCTTTCCAGCAGTCGGAACTGGTACGCCATATGCATAGGTGATCTCGATGTTGCAAGGAGTCCATGGGGTTCCAGCTTTGATGTGTATAGTCGAGTGGTCGACTAAGTAGTAGCTGCTAGGATCTAGTATGTCCCCATTTTTATTTCTCATGGAAATAATCTTTGTTACTGGACGCCCTCGGAGTCTGATTCGCGCATCGGGGGATAGCCCATCAGCAACGAGCTCAGAGTACTCGTCATAATCTCCAGACGGTATATTATATACGTCACCGCCAAAAAGTACAGGGCTATTAGTCCTATCAGAAGGGCCCATTCGATTATTGCGAAGGGTACAGGTGTAACGCTCGGTGACAATTGTCTCTCCTGTGTACTTACGGCCAGACATTGCCCAGAGCAGGTTAGACGCAACCTGAGCCGCTTCTTCAGTGAACTCGGTGTATGCGTAATCTCCCATTTCTTCTGGGAGAATCCAAAGATTGCTTGTCATGTAAGTACCTCTTTATAAGTTTAACGGGTGGTAGCCTAAGCTAATTGCTCAAGCCACCACCCGTTACTTTCTAGTGATTAGCTAGGGTTTTCGTTAGATGCAATGATGCGGTCTACAGCAGCGTCAGCGTTGTAGTTAACGTTACCTGGTACGTTGTAGGTGTCGCCACCAGTACCTAGGCTAGTAACTGCAACAGGAGCTGGGTGGTCCTCGGTAGCTGAGTTAACAGCAACAACACGCGCGCCACGGCTCACAGAGTTAGGTGTGCCTGAAGATGCGATGTCAGCTGTAATAGCGCTAGATTCGAAGCTGATTGTGTTACCAGATACAGCTGTAATTGTCTGATCACCGTTTAGAACAGAAGTAACGTTCTGAATGGTGATTACGTCGCCAACTGCAAGTGCAGGAGCTGCGCTGAAGACCAAGGTACCTAGGGTATCTGTCAAGGTAGCGTAGTAGCTGTTTACAGTGATGCTTGTAGGCTCAGTAGCTGTAGGAGAGGTGAACACAACCTGGTCAGTGCTGTTGTCGGTCCAAGTGTAGAATCCGTTTAGACCAGTTGGAGCCCAGTCTGCGCGTGCGTATGCATATGGACGCTCGGCAGCGATTGGGAACTCCCAGCGGCCGTCGATACCAGCAGCAAAGTTAGCGTTTCCAAGACCATAACCCTCGAAGGTGTTAGCCATCAGACCGTTCTCAATGACGCGGTCGCCAGACTGACGCATCTTCACGTATGGGAATACCCAGTGGAAGTAAGGAAGAACGCCAGCGCGCTTTCCATCCTTCACAGCGTGTGACCATACCTCGATGGCAACACCGTTACCAGCAGGGTCATCGCCTACGCCTGGAGCAGCCCAACCGATCGACTTGTGGTTAGGGTCATCAGCGGTTCCAAGGTTCTTGCGAAGCAATAGACCACCAGAGATCAAAGCTGAAAGCTCTGGGTCTGGCTCACAGATTGCAAGTTCCATGGTGATACGCTTTAGAGTGTCTGGAGCCTTGTATGTTACGCATACAACGCCGTTAGCACCCTTTTCGGTGATCTCGTCGCCCTCTTCATACTCTGGGGTGAACGAAACACGCATAAAGGCTGAAGTGGTGTACGAGTCACCAGATCCAGTCATTAGGTTGCCAGCAGAGTCAAGGCGGGTGACACGGATCGACACACCCTGAATGCTGGCTGCATATTCTTGAGTAGCCATCTAGCTATTCTCCTTAGTTTCTTGATTAAGCTGTTAGATCTACTCTGACAGCTAGGTGGATGGATGTGTCAAAGTAAACCGCAACTGGGCGGATCGCCTTGAGACGCATGTCATTCTGATTTCCCGACACGTCATAGCCCTGAGCTAAGTTGTCGTTTACGACATCTACATCGCCCACGTAGGTGCGGACGGTGCCAGTGGCGTAAATCCATTTGTTGGTGGCTGACGCGTCTGCGTTCTCGTCACCTTCTGGGCCAACGCCAGAGTAGCCGTTTCCGACAATAACTGGAGTTCCACCCAAAGTCTGTAGGTGCTCTTTCTCCTTGTCGTGGAATAGCATCTGGCTGTTGCTAGAAAGCAAGGCAGCTACATCGCGAGTCATGTGGATGACTCCCTGCTCACCGAACTGAGAAGCCTCAGCAATTCCTTGTTCAAGTATTGCCAGAGCGC